TGCAGGGGATCACGGCGGCGGGTCTCTCAGCGTGGAGTTTAGTCTCGATGGTTCCACGTGGGCCTCAGCGCTGCACCAAGATGCGGATGGTACGTCATCAGCCGCCATTGCAGCAGCAGGCTTATATTATTACCCATTCACAGCAAAGTATATGCGGTTTGTATTAGCTAGTGCGACCGCTCCCGCCATCGTGATTAAAACGATGGAAATTATTCAAGAGGATTAACCGTGGTTGCGTTGCGCCATGTCGAAAGCATAAGCGACACGATAGCCAGTGGCAGCGCGCAACGTTTACACACCCTAACGACAACGTTAAACAGTACCGCAGCATCATTTCAGTTATTCAGCCGCAGACTGACAGGCGGCAACCAGCCGCAATTCGGTACGGCGTTCGGTCGCGTCAATTCCACTTCTCAGGTCGAGTTCAAGCGCACAGGTACCACGGGCGCGCCCACGATGACCATCGAGGGATGGGTTGTGGAGTTCACGTCCGGAGTGTCTGTCATCCGCGGCACGGCAGACATGGCAAGCGCCACAAGCGCCAGCCTGACCCACACGATAGACAAAGCCAGCTCCTTTATTATGCTCACCGGGTCGGAACAGGGTGGGGGCGGCTATGGTGATGATGATTTTCATGGCGCATTTATAACCAGCGACACGTCACAGAGCATAGTCCGCGTTAATGGGCCATCGGGCACATGCAATGTTCCGTACCAGATCGTAACCGGTGACACGTTTTCTGTGCAGCATCCTGCTGCTGTGTCGTTTGCCAGCACCGATGCTAGTAAAACCGTTACGCTGGGCAGCTCGATCGACAAAACAAAAACCTTCATCATTGGCAGTTATAGCTGCGAAAGCGGCACAGTAACACGGATCGGACAAAAGCTATTTACCTGGAGGTTCTCCGACGCGAACAATACGGACATCATCATCACGCGGGATGATGGCACAAGCGCCGCAGCGACCGTTTACGTCCAGGCAGTGACTGTCAGTGATGCTACTGTACGGGCATTTGATCTATCGTTTACCAGTTCCGAGACCACTCCCGCAACCCCCGCGACGATCACCGCTGTCAATACAAGCAATAGCATCATCATCCTGGGCGGCCTGCACCAGTGCGGGGGTCGGTGCGCGTATACCGGGGATGACGATATCAGCGTGGGGTACTGCACAACGGCGCTTGCGAGTAGCACGACCGTTACAGCGACACGAGGCGCGACGGGCAGCACGGCTGCGACCATCAATGGATGGGTAATCGATTTCTCTTCATCCAGCGTAACGCTGACTGTGCAGGGAGCGGGGCACGGTCATACTGCGGATAATGTGAGTCTGACACAGCAAAACACGCTGGCGGTGCAGGCGGCAGACCATGCCCACACAGCGGACAATATCGCCCTGACACAGCAAAACACGCTAGCGGTGGCAGATACGCTGCACAGTCATGCAGCGGGCAATATTGATTTACTTCAGGCTAACACGCTGAATATTTCCGGAGCTTTGCATGCTCATAGCGCGGATAACCTGGATTTGGTTCAAGCGAATATTCTAGCGGTGGCTGGCACCATACACACACACAACGCCGATAGTATCGCGCTCGTCCAACAAAACACGTTGTCGATTAATGGCGCTTTGCACGACCACACAGCGGGCAATATCGATTTGATACAAGCTAACACCCTTGTCGTGGCAGATGCGCTGCACGTCCATAGTGTTGAAAACTTAGTTTTAACGCAACAGAACACGCTGGCAGTGCAAGAGGCCATCCATGCCCACGGTGCGCAGAACATCGATCTAATTCAGGCTAATATTATTGTCGTGCAGGACACTCTACATGCGCACAGTGCCGACAATATCACGCTGAATACGGGTGAAACACTTATCATGCAGGACGCCTTGCATGCCCACACAGCGGACACTATTGCGCTTATCCAACAAAACACCCTGGCAGTGCAAGACGCGCTTCATGCCCACACAGCGGGCAACGTGGATTTATTGCAGCAAAACACGATAGTAGTGCAAGACGCGCTTCATGCCCATAGCGTGGAAAATATCACGCTCGATCAATCCAGCGTCCTCGTAATCCAGGCAACGCTACACGACCACACGTCAGGCAATATCGATTTATTGCAACAAAACACGCTGATAGTGCAGTCTGCCCTCCACCTCCACAGCGCCGAATTGTTGCAGTTAATTCAGCAAAACACGTTGTCGATCCAAGATGCGCTACACGCGCATAGCGTAGAATCGCCGGAGCTATCCACGGAGCTGTCTCTGATACTGGCCGATACCCTGCATGGGCATACCGTGCAAAACGTGCTGTTAGTGCAGCAGAACGTGTTAAGCGTACAGCAGGCATTGCATGTGCATCACGCGGATGGCATCACGCTGTTACTGCCTGGGCAGGATTTGGTTATTTACGATTTCCCGAGTCGGAATTTGTTAGTTAGCAGGCCTTATAGTTTTCTTTTGCGCGCAAAGCGCCTTAAACGTTTAAGAGGATTTTAATGATGAGCGACTATCCAATAGCTGAGATGTTTGAGTGTATCGAGCCCAGTTTTAAGCATGGGCACCATACGTTTCGGGCGGGGAATGCCTATTACCTAGAGGACTATCCTGATATCAACCAGGAAGAGCTGCAAATGTTCCACCGTGCGGGATGGGTCAAGGTCGAGGGATGGCCGGAGACGCCAGCGCGCGACACATCGCGCACCGTGGTCCTTGACGTGCATCCTGCAAAGGTCGGCCAGAGAGTCGATACGATCTAACAGAGTGATATGACATGAGCAAAGCCACAGATGATGCCCATATCGACGCCATGCTAGCTAGCATTGCGACGAGTACGACCTTGCACGTATGCAGTGCGCAACCCGCTAACCATGCGGGTATAGCAGCCGTTACGCTGGCTAATGTCACTATGACGGCGGGTGATGGAAACGGTGATTACGTTATCGCCAATGGCGACAGTAGCGGGCGCAAATTGCGCGTTCTGGTCCAGACAGCAATATCGATTACCGGCAGCGGTACAGCGACGCACGTCGTTTTAACGACAGGATCGCTTATTTACGTAACGACCTGCACGCCTCAGGGGCTGACAGCCGGGGGCACAGTGACCGTGCCTGAATGGGATATCGAGGTTGCTGATCCAACATAGAGCAATGACGCATGGCTGATAATAGTCCTTTACTTGCCCCGCTATCGCCAGGAGGCACGGCGCTGTATGGTGTCGTGCTGGACCAAGACCTCATGCCCGGAGAATCTATCGTGTCCGAGGCATGGACGGTAAGCGCGGGCCTGTCCATCCTCGATACCTACGCGCCGTCAACCTTCAGCGATTCAGGCGGACGATCATCTCAGCACGTCAGGTTGGTAAAAGTGACAGGAGGGAAACTCGGGGCCGTATATCAGGCGCGCCTTACCGTGACGTATAACAGCGCTAACTTTGGCGAGCGATCGGAGTCTTATTCGTTCCGCATCCCCTGCCTGGAGACCTGATTCCATGATTACGATTATTCAGCCAATCGACATGCTAAACCGCTACGGAGATAACGAGATGGCGCAGCGCTGCACTAGCGACAGTGCATTGCCTATTAGTGCGCAGCAGCTACGCACAGGCGTTTTGAGCGGAGATCGAACGACATGGAGTAGTGATCTACGTGGAGAGGTCGATAGTGCCGTAGCAAAGCTTACAGCAGCTTGTGAGACAGCGAACGAACTGATTACCGGAGCGGCTCGAAGCGGCGGCCTTATCGGGACAGAGGATACTCCGACTAAAATCCCGCAGGATGTGAAATACTTTGCGCTGTCCATAGCGCGATATCAGCTATACGAGGACAGATGCCCCGAACACATTCGGCTGAACTATGAGGATGCGGTTAGCTGGATAAACAAGGTTGCGCAAGGAAAGATTAGCATTGATCTTGGTCTCGATACGCCAAGAGGCAGCGGTTATCAGGTTTTAGACATCACGTATCCGCTGATGAGTTCGGATCAGTGGATTTAAAAAGCCGCCCTATGGTAGAGCGGCTAAATAAGGAGGAGTAATAGCTAGGATAATCGCTTTCCGGTGCGGCAAGGCAAAGAACATAAAGCATCGGAAAAACGAGAGTGGATCATAACGCAAAAACTTAGTTTTTTGAAAGGTGCTAAATGTCGGTAGAATTGTTAGGCGCAAAAAAAGCGATTTCTCAATTGAGAACGTTGCGCGCCCGCATGCGCGATACAACGCCGCTGATGCGTGAATTGGCGATCAAAATGCACCAGCGCACTATTGTCCACTTCGTCAAAGAGGAGGACCCTGACGGACATCTGTGGAAAAAATCCAAACGTGCGATACGGACAGGCGGGCAGACGCTGACAGATACCGGGCGCTTGCGCGCCAGCGTGCGTTTTGCGTATACCAGAACCAGCGCTGAGGTTTTCACCAATACGATCGTCTACGCAGCCCGCCACAATTACGGAATACTCAGGATGCCGCGCCGTGAGTTCATAGGATTTGGGCGCGCGGATGAAAAAGTTATCGCTGCGATTGCAGCTAAATACTTAAAGAGTGCTATTTAGTGGAGAGACTAACGAATTACTTTGCTGCCGAGCCTGCCATACTGGCGAGATTACAGGCGCTTGTTCCTGCTTCGGTTCGTTCCATCCAGCCGGCCCTTAGCTCGGATCAGTGCATTGATTTTGCCGGGACAGGCCCGGCGGCTTTTCTTATTTATGGCGGGAGCGTGATCGAGGAAAGCAGCGGTAGCAAGCGATCGGCTATCCGCGAATCGCAGACGTGGATAGTGGCGATCGTCGTGCAAAACGTGCGCGATACGATAGCGAATTCTCAGGTTCGGCAAACTGCGGGGCCGATTCTTAGCGCCATCGATGGGCTTTTGCTTGGATTCACACCTATCAATGGCAGCGACGAGAATGTGGGCGTTGCCTCTTCGCTGCGAGGGGTGACAGCTCCGGAAGCCTTCCGTGACTTGCCCGGACTTGGCATTTTCCTACGGGCCTATGAGATGAGTTTTGTCAATTCAGCCGAAACTACGCGCAAGAGCGCATTCAGCCGATAACTTTTTAATCAGGAGACAGACATATGGCTATTACGAACTTAGATGTAAGTACAACATTATCGCTTGGTGCGGGCGTTGTGTCGTTCGATCCGTGGGACGATGAGGGAAACCCGACAGGCTATATCGACCTTGGCGAGCCGGACACGGTTGACTTGACTGTTGCGCAAGGCACGACCACGACGAGATTAAGCCGCCGCCGCGTGGAGAGGCCGACTATATTTAGTCAAACATCACAAGGGCAAAGGAGTATAGCGATATCATCCCTTAGTGTCAGCGTGGATGTCATCAGACTATTTCTGTCTGCCGTGAAATCGACCTATGCACAGGCTGCGGTGGCGGTCACTGACGAGGTGATATTCTCGGGAGAAATCGAGTATGGTCGCCAGTATCAGCTAGGAGCAAGCGCGGACAATCCAGTGGGTATTATGGGAGCATCGTCCGTCACGATAGGCAGCGCGCGTAGCGATATCGCGGCATGGCAGGCGACAACGGCTTATCTTAAAGGTGAGCAGGTCGAGAAAGTCACGGATGACGGTACAGTATGGACCGCTACAAATGCGGGGGTTTCAGGGGCGACTCAACCGACATGGCCGACCGTGGGGATTGGTGATGTTGTCGTGGATGGGACGATCGTATGGAAACACACGGCGAACGCTCAGGAAACATTTACGCTAGATGTCGATTACGAGCTTGCCCTTGACGCAAACGAGGGCGCAAAGCTGCAATGGATAAGCCCCGACACGTTTCCTCAAGCCCTTGTTGCAAACTACACTCCTCTCGTGAACAGCCGGACACGGCTCCAGACCGGCAGCGGTACGAGTCTGATTGGCACCGTGCGATTCGTGGCGGATGCGGAGATACCAGTATTCTGTAAGCAGCTAGTCGCTTATAAATGCGAGCTGATACCGAACGGCAACTTGGGCATGGTCACGGATGAGAACACGCTGCAGCAGGTCGGATTTACAGCTAACGTGCTGGATGTGGACGGAGTAGCTCAAATTACCGCAGATGGGCGCGCCATCTAAAAAGAGGGTCCTCTCATGAGTGTGATTAATGCGGTTTCTGATTTAGCGCTACAGGCAAAGGCGATATGGGCGCTGCCGCCTGTAGTGCCATCCAGCAGCGTTCCCTTGTATGTCAATTTGCAGTTTTACCAGCGTGCGACTGTATTGATAGGTGTAAGCAACGCCACTACGGTTACGGGATCGGCCATAACGTTGCTACAGGCAAAGGACGTTTTGGGGCTGAGTGAGAAGGCGCTGGGCTTTACGATTGTTTACCAGAGTCTCTTATCTCAGACGGCAGATAAACAGGTATCCACGACCGTAGCCAGTAATACGTTTACTACGGATTCCACGGACAACGCTAAATTGCTGTACCAGATCGACATCGATAAGGCATCCCTTGATTCCGCTGGCGGATTCGGCTGCATGCGCCTTGGCGTGGGGGATGCGACAGCGGCCACGATCACGGCGTTTTATCTGTGCTGGCCGGGAGAGACTGAGGGCGTACTACCATCGGCGCTGGTGGATTAAGGCGCGTTATCCGTGCCTCCACCAGACTTCCGCCTTGACGCGCGCGTACAGCAGCAGACACGCGATAACGGGCAGCCAGAAAAGCCATGCGTGGCGCATGAGTACGCTGTTAGCATAAAACGCCGGGATTAGGAAAAGCAGCGTAGCTACCTTTAAAACTGCCAGCCGCTTTTTAAGCGGTTTTGCGGTTTGCTCAATGAGTAAAACGTGACTTTCTTCAGACATGACAGTATAACCTCGGACTAAAGGCGCAATCATAGCATGGCTATCGAAAAAACAGGCTTACGGATAGATACGGAAGTCAAAGGAGAACAGCAGCTTGACGCGCTTGTAAAGGACATGGAGGATCTTGATCGAGTAGCCATACGATTTTCCAGTGATCTGCGTCAAGCTATTTCCGCACTGCAAAAAGGCACGAACCTAAGCGGCGTTTCAAATAACTTTAAGACCCTGAAAGAAGAGGTTTCCCGAACATCCGGGGCGCTAAAGCAGAATCAAGCGGCCTCTACAGCGGCAGCGCAAGGCCTCAAAGCCACAGAGGATGCAACTAAGAGAGCAAGGAAGGGCTTCGGTGACTTATCATCCATCCTGTCTACACTGACCGCCACGCTCGGGGCCTCTAATTTTGTCGGCACCACAGCGACTATTGATGGCATCAATAAAAGTCTGGTCCAGCTTACAAGGACGGAGGAAGAGGCAGCAATACAGGGTAACAAAATTCGAGAGGTGACAGAACGCCTTGGCCTGGAGCTGCTAAGCACATCACGCGCTTATGTCAGCCTTCTAGCGGCCAGTAAAGGGACGGTGCTGGAGGGTGAGAATACTGAAAAAATATTTACCAGCGTAGCGGGGTCCTTATCGCTTCTAGGCAAAAGCGCCTTTGAGGTGGAGGGCGCGCTTAAAGCGGTAGAGCAAATCATATCGAAGGGCAAAGTCCAGGCGGAGGAATTGCGCGGACAGCTCGGAGAGCGTCTGCCAGGGGCGTTCCAGATAGCAGCCAAAGCTATGAACCTTACAACGGCGGAACTCTCCAAACAGCTTGAGCTTGGTAACGTTTACGCTGATGAGTTCCTCCCCAAATTCGCAAAGCAGCTCGACGAGACGTTTCGACTCGATCAGGTCGATCGAATAGATACTCTTAGCGCTGCTTTAAACCGCCTTAAAAACACGTCTACCGAGGTAGCAGCGTCCTTTGAACGGGCGGGCGGTGCCACGTTCCTATCAGGCGCTGCTGATAGCGCGGGACTTGTCGTTAAGCTATTACAGCAGACCGCGGCATCAGCAGGCGCGGGAGCCGCCAGCATAGTGGATTCGTTCAAGGATGTCGGAGAGGCGATCATTAATCAGGATTTAGCATCGCTCCCCGGGAAGCTGGCGGAAAATTATAACTTGGCGGCTGGAGTAATCGAGGACTCCGCAAATACGATTTTCGATGCAGGCGGGAAAATAGACGCGGCAAATGCACTCGTAACTGCTAAGGTGGGCGGCATCGCCAGCGGTTTCAAAGTTACGGCGGCGGAGTCTGAAAAGTTTGCGGAAGATATCACGCTAGCCTTTCGCGCGTTGAATCTTGACGATGTGGTGAGCAAGGTTAGCACAGCCGAAACTAAGTTTTTAGATGCGTTCGGTACGATTAGCGAACGTAGCGAGAAAACACGCGAAGCCTTCGAGAAACTCAATGAAACATTTTCTCAAGCGGCATCCGCGCAAGGCATCGATGCGATAGCTCTTGCGCTTGAAAGTGTGTTCAGCCAGGGCCGGGCAACATCTGAGGTGATCGGGGCGTTACGCGACAAGCTTGAGAAGATCGAGCCGGGCGATAAGGTCGAAGCAATCACCAAATCCTTTGAAAGCTTAGTGGAGTCCTCGGCAAAATCAGGCGAGTCGATAGACCTTATCAATAAAGCCCTTGAAAGCCTGAATCCTGGGCAAACAAACAATGTAGAGGAAGCGTTAAAGGGAATCGATAAGGCCGGAGTCAGCTCCGAACAAGTCTTGCTGGCGCTGCAGGTCGCTTTGGATGGCGTAAAAACACCCGATGCGGTGCTGCAGCTTGGGCGCGATTTGCAGGAAGCCGGGTTATCGGGGGAGGGGCTACGCAAGGGGCTTGAACTTGTCCGTTCGCGCCTTGCCGATGTCGAAGCGGAGGCGGAAAACTTCCGTGCTGGCATCACGCGCGCCAGTGAAGCTTTGCAATCCCTTGGTGTGCAGTCATCAGCCGGTATTGTAGAGGGGTTCGAGCGAGCGGCCCGTACCCTCGACGAGCTTAGAGCAACGGGGGTAGCGACATCACGCGATATTCAGCGCGCCTTTTTTGCGTCCACGGAAGAGATTTTGAAAAAGTTCGGTGATCTGGACGAGGGACAGCGCAACACGGTAGTCAATCTCGTTAAGTCCCAAGCAGCGGCGGCGGGTCTGAGCGATCAGTTATCTGCCGCTGCACTCCAGGCGGCGGCGGCGACAGGCAACACCAGCGAGCTTTCCAGGGAGCTTGAGCGGGCGAGCGACAACGCGTTCAATACTGCAAATTCCGTAGAAGCTGCCTTTGCGGGACTCGGCATAAGGAGTTCGCAGGAAATCGTTAGAGGGTTCGATGCAGCCATCCGTCAACTGGATAAGCTAAAGAGTAGCGGTCAGGTCACAGCGAACGATTTGCAGCGCGCGTTTTTCGCGGCTACAGAGGGCATTAGTCAAAGCTTTTCCGATTTGAGCGTTGAACAAAGGAAAAGTGTGGTCAATATTATCGAGTCTCAGGCCGCAGCCGTGGGACTCAAGGGAAAATTCGACGAGGCAGCTCTAGCTGCTGCCGCAATCAGCGGGAATACGGAAAGTCTTATCCGCCAGCTCCAAGCCGCCGAGGAGAAGGCGCTCGGAACATCAAAATCCATCTTTGGCCTCAAAGCCGCTTTCGATGGCTCGCTGGATAGCGTCAAGCAAGTCTCTGAGGCGCTATTCAACAATGACAAGCAGATTCGAGAATCCACCAGCGCTGTTCGTCAGCAAAAGGAAGCCACGGAAGAGCTGGAAGGCGCGACAGAGGGCGCTATAAGCGGGTGGGAGGACCTAACGGCTGCGCAGCGAGATTCTATTCGATCCGCTTCAGATGCAGCAGCAGCGACCGGATTTGTCAATTCCATATTGGATAGCATCAGCACTCGATTAGGCGCGATCAGCGAGGCCTCTGTAGAAGCTTTTGAGAACAGGCTATCAGGAGGCGCTCTATCTGCCGAGGCCTCTGTAAAGACTCTCCAGCAGCGCATCGAAGAAACAGACGCGGAAATACTACGCCTTGGCGCGCTTGAGAGTAGCGGCGCAACGGGTGTATTCACCAAAATTGCGGCGTTTTACAGCAGAATCGCTGACGAGGTAGAACTATCCGCGTTGAGGCAGCTCGCAGCGCTTAATGATTTGGCAAGCAAAGCAGAATCCGGAAGCAGCTTGGCGCTTAATCAGCTCACGGTGACAGGGGATGAACTGGAAACGCTAAAACGCCGTTTCGACCTAGTGGACGAAAGCACGTTCGATCAAGTCATTGCTCAAGTGCGGGCGCTAAAAGGGGAGCTGGAAGGGGCTGCTGATCGTACCGAGCAACTGCGGGAGCGACTCGAATCATTAAGGGCCAAAAGTGACGTAGAACGTCAACAATTGGACAATCAACGCGCATTGAGCGATATACAGAAACAGATTGCGAAAGCGCAACGTGATGATAACCGCCTGCTTGAAAACGAGCTGAGAGAACAACTGAAAATCCAGAAAGAAATTAACGAGGAAGAGCTGAAACGAGTCAAAGGTAGTAACGATGAGGCGGAGGCACGACGGCGGTCTAACCGTCAGGACTCAGATCAGCAACGTCCATCAGCAGGCGGAGCGAACGCGCCAGGGAGCGGACGCTCTAATGTCGTTCCCTTATCAGGGGGTGGCACCACGACAACGCAAAACATCGTGGTGATCCCGCTTCCGGATCGGTTTGCGGAGGAGTTCGTGCGCCGTGGCATAACAGAGGGCATTGTTCGCAGCGTGATAAGCCCCGCACTGCGGCGTAACGAGAAACTGAGTAGTTAATATGGCTGACGCAACGCCTATCGACACAAGCATTGTTGGAAACCAAAAGTTCCTGATACAGCGCGATAACCTTTGCGCGGGCGCTTTGATAACACCATCGGCTGTTCAGTCTGTTGAAGGCAGTGTCACGGCAGATGATCCGATCCGGGTTGGGAATAGTGTTGGCGAGGTGTCTCTTACCGGCGCTTACGATGGGCTGGTAGATACGGATATCGATATCGAGATAGTCGAAAACAGCGGTTCGACTCCTCGTGTTAGCGAGCCGGTTTTTGTAGGCACAGGGGTTGGCACGACGCTGACGGACGCCGCAGCAAGCGGTGTTGATTCGCAGCGCTTTGCTGTTACGCTGACTCATAAAGGGTTGGTAGATAAATTCGCTAAACTCGATTTTTATGGGTTTCAGCTTGTCTCGAAAATTCCAGGCTCAGCCGGAAACTTGATCCGCGTCAATTGCAGTGCCGAAAACTTAGTTTATACAGCCAGTGGAAATAGCACGCCAGCCGGTGAAGATATGCGCCAGGACGATACCCGCTTTACCGGGGCGGGCTATGATTTTGGTGGGGCTTATGAGTTAGGCGCTGATGGTGAAGTTAACGCACTGACAAAAAGGTTCAGCTTTGGCGGCGATCCGCGCGTGTATCGTCAATACCGAACGTTCGAGGGGCAAAAGGAGGTTTATGTCATCGATCCGCCTATAGCGGATACTGTTAAAGCGGAAACGCCTGTCTACCACGTAACGGGCGCTTACACCGTCACGGTATCTGTATCCGGGGATATCGAGGGCGATACAGCGTGGCTACCCACGCATGCCTACGCGGTAGGAGATGGCATCGTTAGCGGGGGGAAAGTTTTCCAGGTATCGATAGCCGGGACCAGCGGCGGGAGCCTACCGTCGTTTAACAGCGCTTCAGCGGGCGCAACCACGACAGATGGCAGCGTAACATGGGTGTACGTTGCCGCGACCTCCGAGGAGGTCTACAGCGGGCTTATCACGCTATTCGACCTGCTACAAAGCTTGCTGAGTAGTCAGCTCGTGCGCGTTTCAGGTCCTGCCGATTCTCCTCCGGTCATTGTGCAGGATCGGACTCCGGGGGGTGTTGATGCGGAAGATATCCCTTTTATTAGTAGCTCCTATTCTCTGGGATTTCATGCAGAAGGGGGCGACGGTATAGAGAGCATTACAAGCATTGCCTTGGATGCCAGTAGTGCGACGAAAAACGAGCGAATAACGATTACCTGCAAAGATAATTCTGTCTTTGGCGCTGAACAGTGGCGCGTCAAGGGATCAGGAGGCGGCGACTATGGGACCGCAATTACAGGGAGGCTATTTAGCGCGGTTGGATTTAACTTCGTGATCCCGGCTTTATCTCCGCTTGACGAAACAGGCGAGCCCGACAGCAACGCCAGTGTTACAACAGGCGATGTATCGATGGGCCGGACAAGCTTCCAGGCTAATACCGGAGAAACTCAGGACTATCCGGATGCTTGCGTACTCGAGTACGCGCTAGGAGCAAAAGCAAAACCGCTGACGATCACGTTTACTTATACACTGAGACCCGGCGCAGCTAACAACTGTCAGACAGCGCCGATTACAAATCACGTCAATCCGGCCAGCGTGGGCGCGGACACAGTAACGTCTTCTTTTGGTGAAGGAGGTACGAATTTGACTGCTATTCCAACGACGATACAAAGCCGAATGAGCGCGTTGTGGGCATGGTACGCGCCCATCATCGATGATCTGAATTCGCTCATAACGGGTGATCCGGGGTATTCCTTCGAGTCACAAGTAAAGGGGAATCTGAATCTCTTCAGCGATCTGCTTCGGCTCTATCAGTCCGCGCTGATCGATCTGCAGAATAACCCATCGGCCCTGGCAAAATGGGACGAGGCTTTTTTAGAGCTTAAGAACGACGCGGAGCTTGCAAAGGTCGATAGCCAGTCCGATACGAATTTTCGACTATCGCCATATCAAGGACTTTTCCCCGTAGAGTTCGAGGCGCGTTTAAATAGAATACGGGTCGATGCGGGGTTAC